AATGATGCACTGGACACATCTCTAGCATCATTCATGTACTCCTGAGCAAACTTATTGACCAGTCCAGCTTCAATAAACTCACGCTTTTTTGCTTCCAGCTTTTCTTTTGAGAACTGAGCTGACCATAGTGGTTTACCATCTTCAATAGCTCTGTAGAAGTTTACGTCCCAAGGATACTCTCTTTTGTCCTCTTGTGCTTTTTTCCAGCCATCATAGGTCATTTGCAGATAGGAGTCATAGTGTACAATGGTACCAGATAGCCATATCCAGCCTTCATTGCCCGGTGTTTCTTCTAAGGCAGGGTACACTGTAGATACGATCCATTTCTTAATGTCAGCACGCCTTTCTGGCGTTTTGGTGTTTAATTCTGATTCAAAGTCATCCAGTACAATACCCGTATAACGCACATCTACCTCTGCCCTACCTCTAAGCCTTTGTGATGTACCTTTGGATATGACCCTATCGCCCTTTGGTGTTACCAAATCTTTCTCTGTCCAGCGTTTACCTACACTACCACCATCCATGTTTCCAAAGTAATAGCGTATCATTTTATTGTTTTCAAAGTGTGATCTAATGTATTTCAGGTGGTCAATAGCCTGTGATTGTTCTTCCGATACCCATGCAATGAAGTGTTGTTGGTCATCAGCGGCAAAGCACAGCTTATGCATGATAGCCGCTTTTGCTACTACTGATTTACCGTGACCTCTAGGGATAATGTTACAGATACGAGCACCGGGTGCTGTATCTATCATCTTCTTTCCCATTTCGTAGTGGAAGGGTGCTGATTCAGACTTCTTCAGAAAGTCATTAGGTAGGAACGCCCTACCAAAGTAGATAAGGTTGCTGTATGCTTTTGCTAATACCTCATCTCTTTTCTCCATCTCTGATGGTGGAGGAGTAATATTGAAACTCATTCAGACAATTCTTTTTGTTTTTCAGGCAATATGCCCTGTTCAAATGCCTGTAGCTTCTCTCTACTGAACCCAGAGAACTCCTGTATCAGTGCTACTGAATCTACTTTCTTTTCTGTAGACAGCAAACCAGAGATCTTCATCAGGGTTTCTATCGCTCTGAGTTTGTCATTGTCTCTAACGTCTATCTTGTCAATAACATCTTTAGTTGTTTCCAGTAGGTATCGTTTTGTAATACCCACTTCTGACATTAAGTTTTCTATTTCTTTATCCACTGCCTGCCTCACTGTTTTGTTTTTAAGTAGTAGTGTTGATCTTCTTTCTGCATGATCTAAACTGGTTGTCTTGGGAAAAGCTTTCTGATATGCTTCTACAGGATCCATACCATGTGCTACATACTTTGCAAAGTTTTTCTTTGCTTCTGTCAGGTAGCCACCAGTTTTGACTTGATACCCTGTTTTCTTTGTGAATCTATATATCTCATCTTTGATGGTACCCACAAAAGGACTTGACCCCCTGTGGTTAAACATCCCAATAACTGTTCTGATATAATTGTTGTCTCTTTTCTTTTTATCTACAAAACAACCTTTCTTTAGTATCTGAACAATCTTACCATCATCGGATACGCACCAGTCTCCTTCTTCTGCCTGTTTCCAATCAGTAATCAATGGAGTGTCAGGGTGTGCCTTACGGAACTCCTCTTCTGATTCGTAGGCATAGTGTTTGACTCCCTTTATGGTGCGAGTCAGTGCCAAATCAGTTTGGTTCCTGATCGTCCAAAAGGTTCAGGTCTAGTATTTGAAAGTCATTCATTCTGGCCCTCTGATATAATGTACGGTTTCTTTCCATGATTTAATTTAATAACACTTGACATCTAAATGGTAGATAATATATATTTAATTAAGTTTGTTTAGTTTGTTGAAGTTTTTCATAATAGTACTATAGTATATATAGTATAATAGTATATATTATATATATATTATATATATAGTACTATAGTATATATAGTAAGTAGTATATATAGTAAGTAGTAAGTAGTATGTATAGTATATATAGTACCCGCCTAGTATTTTGTAGTACCCGCCCAGTAAAAAATCCAAAAAATTCCAAAAAAAAATATTAGTATGTGTGTCCCTCTTTTATTTGACGTACGTACCCCCCACATGCGTTTCGCCGTTGGAAAAATTGTGTTGAAAAACTCGATTGACTTACACCTTATAATTTAATTACACAATTCATTATTATTTTGGAACTAAAGTAGCTTACATAGATATATACAGTATAGAGTTTTTTGACAATTTTTAGAATAGGCCACTGGTCGTGAACTATACGGTCAATGCGTGAGATGCCGTAGCCAGTAGCCGCCCTATAATGACCAATGTACTATAGGGTAATCAATTTACATTTCTTAATTAAAAACAACATGGAGAATAAAATGCAAAATGCACTTTCAATAGTAACTAACCCTAGTAATATCATTGATGTTGAAACAGTAGACAAGCCTATGATAGTCAATTCTTTTGACTCTTCATTAGACCCGTTTACAGAGATACAGAAGTTACCACTATCTACAGAATACGGCGGTATTTCTAAAGCTCATTCAATTCGTATGATGTTGAAAGGAAAAGATACTGAACTTGGTATTGTTAAAGAAAACTACCTATGTATTTCTAACAAGGAAATATCTGAGGTAGGCTCTGAAATTCGTACAGCTTCTAACATGAACTGGGAATTACAGAAAGTATTCTTTGATGGTAAAGTGTTTAGGGAAACATGGTTATGTACAGACGGTGGCCTACAGTCAGAAGTTCCAGTAGTTGGGGACGTAGTAGGCTTAGTTATGGAGATTATCAATAGTTATGATTCCAGTACTAGGGCCGGTATCTTATGCTACTTTATGAGACTTGAATGTCTTAATGGCATGAGGTCTAAGGCTCATCAGTTCGGATACTCATTTAGACATTCCCTAAATAATGAGCTCAACTGGCAATCTGAGATTAACCAGTCAGTATTACAAATTACTGGCAATAACCCTCAGTACATGCTTAGCCAATTTGCTGGAGCTTGTGGTAAATTACAGAAACCGATTGATTTTCAGGAATTGAAAGTAATTTCAGAAAACAATGCTTATCTTGGAAAGTTACCAACACAGCAATACGGTCAGATTGTTAAGAACATGCTCACGTCTAAGGATTATCCACAGGACGGGAACCAGTTCACAGCATGGGACTTATTGAACTCTGGTACCGAGATACTCTGGCACCAGAAAAAGATAACTCAGGGAGCTATAAAGAACAATGCTCTAGTAGTTGATGGACTTCTACAATATGGTAAAGATACTTATGATGAACCATTTGTAGACCCTAACCAGACTGAGATGTTCCAATCATAACACAAAACAGAGATGGGGAGCCGAAAGGCTCCCTTTTCTCTAATTTTTTTATTTTTTATATTTTTTTATATTTTTGTGCACGTAGGTAGATTGTGCACGTAAGTAGTTTTTTCCTATATTTATTAAATTCTGTGCACGTGGGTAGTTTATATAAGTTTGTGCACGTATGTAGCTTAATTTTATTATATATTGTGCACGCACGTAGGTAATTAAGGGTAATTTGTGTAAGTAAACTTGCTTCCATAAATAAAGTATATTATATAGTTCTGAAGAATACCACAACCCCCCTACACAACCCCCCAAAAAAAAGTTTATATTTTTTTTAAATATTGGGAACTTTTTCACAGTTAAATAGTATAGTATATATAACACAAACAAAGGAGTAAAAAATGGAATCATTACTAGAACAAATCACACTTGAAGAACTAAAGCCAGAGGTAAAAATGTTGACTATCTCAGAAAAAATAAAAGAGTTGGAATATGCCAAAAGAAATCTAGAGGCTGAATATGATGCCCTTATGAAAAAAGCAGATTTAATTGATATCTTTCAGAGAAATATGCCCCTAGAAACAAGTCTTATAGTTGCTATTCATTCAATTGATACAGTTTTAGAATCATTAAAAAAAGAAAGAGGATAATAAAAAAACTTTGGGAGGTTGGGAACTTTTCCCGACCTCCTGAGTATAATAAGAAACAAACGGAGAAAAAAACAAATGAGAACATTCGACAAATACAAACAAAACCTCAGAGCGACAGAAGATGCAGTATACAGTTATGATACAAGAGTTGCAGAGATAAACCACAGAGACAGAACAATCACCCCTCTTGGGTGGTGGTCTGTAACAACCTCAAAACATATAAACTACGTTGGTTCTGAGTACGGCTACAAAGTACAGAAAGTAAACTAACTTACAGAAATTAAAGGGGGTGTGTAATGCACCCCCTTTGGGAGAAATAAAACAAATGAAGAAAGTAAAAGTAATTATAGAAGTTGATGGAGTTGTAATATCTGAAGAAGACACAAAAACATTTCACGAGGAAAATTTAGAAGATATATTTTCTGACGAATACAAAGAATGTACAGAGCAAGAGCAGTTTAAATGGTGTTTAGAAACTTTGGAAAATTCGGTAGAAGATGAGTTTAAAAGAATAATAAAAGGAGTAAAATAAAATGAAGAAAGAATATTACACAATTACAGAGAGTTTTGAAATAGCACTAATTTTTAAAAAGAATAAAGATAATGTGTTGAAGTTAGACGAAAAAGAAACTTTGAAAGGGTTCAAGAACGACATAAAAGAATTAAAGAATAGTTTGGAACTTTTAACAAAAAGCGTAGTTAAATAAGTAATAGAGCCGATACAAGGTGAAAAGTAAATCTATGGAAATGTGTAAAAGACTCTAGAAGTAGAGTGTGCCAATTTAAGATTGGACAGAGCGTAAGGAATAGAGCCTTGTTGCCCCTCTTAATAATGGGTAAAGTGGTAGCCTAATAATCGGAGGTTCGACTCCTCCTCGGCTCACAAAATTTGGAACTTTTAAATAATAGTGTAGTTAGATAAGTAAACAAGGGAGTAAAAAAGTGAAAAGAATATTATTAGGGATGTATGAAAAACAAACAGACAACAATGGTAGTATAAGCATGTTGCAAGTAGCGAGAGACTTAGGAGAATCGAGAGAGGATATCATAACAGCCACCAAACAGCTTGTAGTAGATGGAGATGTTTTGGTTTGTAGATTTTTGGGTAAAAGGTTTTTAAAGTTAAATAAACAAGGGAGTAAATAATGAGCAGTGATAAATATAACGGATGGACAAATTATGAGACTTGGAACTTTAATTTGTGGATTACAAACGAAGAGGAGGATTACAATCACGCTTTAGAACTTGCGGAAGATTCTGAAAACAAATACGAACTTAGTAAAAGACTAGAAGCGTGGGCGGTTGATATGGCTGATGATTGTATAGGTACAGACATTGGTTTTATTGTAGATATGATTTACAGTTCTATAAAAGAGGTCAATTTCTATGAGGTGGCTAAACATCTGTGGGAGGAACGACAAGAGGCAATACGAGAGCATGATGGGGAGGTGGTCTAATGAAGAAACAACGATATAAAAGCACCACTACCTTAGACGTAGGCACAATGGTACAAGGAATGATTGGAGAGAATAACGTATCTAATCTATTCCTGAAGAATGGATTTATTGTTACTCGACCTGAAGTAGACCTCGGAGTGGATATGGTCGTATGTAAACCAAAGAGGTGGGGGCAAAGAATGTTAATGAACAAGTGGAGAACCATACAAGTCAAGTACAATACACGAGTATCAGAGACTAGCTACGGGACATCGCTACGGGTTAAGGTTACGCCAAATCATTGTGATTATATTGCAGTACCACTTGAAGGGGATACAGAGAACGTCATCTTTTATCCACAACCCAAAGAACTAAAAGGAAAGGAATACCACAGAGAGTTTGCTTTCTACGATCCAGTCAAAGCACAGAAAAATGGTAACTTTCAGAATCAGAACAAAAGAAGATGGGCAAAAGATTTTTACAAGTTGCCAAACTAAATGGGAACTTATAACAACAAGGAGCGTATACATGCCATATCCAATGAAAAGAAAGGAGAAACAAATGGGTAACATTACAGAAACTGGACACTTTGAGAAACTTGCTGAAGATAAACTGTACGAGTTGCAGAGAGGGATGCAAGCCATACAAGATAAGATAGCTAAGACAGGTATAGTAAATATTGACCACGATGACCTACGGGACATCTTAGACATTACAGTTACTTGCTTGGAGGAAGAAAGACGAGAGTCAGCAAAAAAGCTAATAGAGGAAAGGGAGTTAATGAAACTAGAGGAAGAGCTAGACCAAGAAGCACTAGAGTGGGAAAGAAAAGATAGTGAGGCGGGATAATGACAGCTAAAGAATATGAAGTTCTGAGAAACAAGTTCCTTACAGAAACCTTGAAACTTTCAGACGAGAAACGAATTGAGTATACAGAAGGCAATCACGAAACAAACGTACTATGGAACTTTGAGAACATAGCCAACACATTGAACCTTACACCTATGCAAGTTCTATCTGTATATTTACAAAAGCATACGTCCAGTTTATTTAATTATTTTAAAACTGGTAAGGAGTATGCAGAACCGATAGAGGGTAGGATGAGCGACATCATAAACTATCTTCTACTAATGGTAGCTATGCTACATAAATACAAAGGAAAGGACAATGAA